GAGCGAGACCCCAATTCGATCCGAGTACGCGGGAGGAGGACCTTCGTCTCGTTGCGCAAGCAGCGAGTCGAAAATCCACCGCCGACGAGGTTTGGACGGTCGAGGCTCCAAAAAGAGTGGGAGCGAGGAAACTGGGGTAACCCAGGACCTCACCTCCGCCAGACGGGGTTGCGGTTCGCGACGTGAGTTAATGGCGCTCAATCGGACAAAATAGGAAATCTTTGCCCGGTCAAGCCATTGACGATACTTAAAAGAGAACTTCCAAGCAGCGGTCTCACGATCGTTAGCCAAGAGAACTTCAGGAGCACAATCCTCCTCCAACTTGATTGAACAAAGTGAATCCGGTACACAGTTGTGTCCGACCGGAATCGGTGGAGGAGAAAGCTCGAGAAGAGCCGAATCCATCGAAAAAAGAACCCCGAGACGGTGGGCTAATCTTCCACGGAATCCGAGCTCCAAAAGACTCAATCTAGTTGAGCGAAGGAGCGTCAGATTACGTTTGAAGAATACCACCCCGGCCCTGAAGCGAAGGTTGCCCTTCACTCCAGCAAGCCAGTCTCGAAAAGCAACCGACAGCGAATTGACAAATTCGGCCTGTCTCAAGCGACCAAATCGTAAAGTAGGGCGAACCCGAAGGTTCCCATTACTCCAACGAAGTAAAGTCGAATTGAGAGTGCCGAAATGCTCGTCAACACTCGTCTTCGTCCTTTCGACCTCTAAACCGAGAGAAGAAACGGTCTTCATCCAAACATCAGATGTCCGCAGGGACGTCTGCATGAGGATATCGTCACCGTTTATCAGACAAGGGATCTTCTCCGAGTCACTACGAGAGTGGCCGGCCTCCTTCATTGCATACAGAAAAGCAAAGCGATTCTGAAGGCAAAGGAGAGGAAAAGAAAGATAAGATCCCATCATCTGACCTCGGGAAGGCCGCATACCTTTAAGTCCCAATCCCTCATGAAACAGGGACGGACGAAGAGCACGCAGAGCGTACTCTTTAAGGTGAGCGGGCACTTCAGGAGCGCCGCGAAGGATTTCCGACAATATGACCTCAGCTACTTCGAGCGACAATTGATCAGTCGCCGACTTGTAGTCACCAGAGGTCAAAACGCCGCCGGTCGATTCCGAAAATCGAGCCCGGTCGAGGGTCTCTGCTCTAACGTCTCCAACAGATAACCACCGACAACCGCGCAGGCGGTCGTAAATGGAATCATGGAGAGGTTTGAGAACAAGAGACTCCCCGACGAACTTCGTCAAGGGACGGGGTTTGCCAGCAGACTGGACGACCATTAACTCGGCCCCAAGAAGGGGATCGAGATTAACAGCGTCAGAACCGAGACACGTCTCCAGAAAGGAGGCATGTTCGTTCTGCCAGTCAGACTGACATCCACCGTGAGCCCTAGGGGAATCGACGGTACCAGACAATCCG